TTAACGGCCTTTTCCACAATCATGCCCACCCCATAAAGCGTTTTGGTTATGTCCGGAATTCATCATTGAAAGCATGACTTTCCCACCAAGTCCTTCAAGCTTGCGTACATTTTCAAAAAAACTTTTTATGATTCCCATAAATTCACCTCATTTCTTAGCTCATTTTCCTTGACTTCAACCAGAGGCCTTTGCGTTAACGTGCGTCTACTCTCCGCTGTATTTATAATGGATATCCCCGACCCCCTCGCCGGCAAACAGCTTTAGCCTATCATCGTCGCATAATTCTTTGATTAGCGGGATGAATTCCTTTTTGGTACCAAAGGATACGCTGCTTATATTAACTGCTCCATTAGGGTGGATAAAGGCTTTAGGCTTAGGGTCAATATTAAAGTAGGTCATTAAAAACGGAAGTTGAATATCGTTGGGGAATGCGCAGGTGAAGCGCAGCTTTCGCCCTTTTGTATCGTCTCTTTTGGAAGGCATCGTAAACCAGCTCTGGTTATACTTTTTAAGAATAGTCAGCTCTGCATCAAGGTTGGTTTTATAGTTTTCCAACGCCAACCCGCAGGGGCCACCGGGGTGGTTATCCCAATAATCCAGCCGATCGGCAAACTTCCCTTGTCCAAAGATGCGCAGAATTTGCTTAACCGTCCGGGGCATGCCGGTAGATCCTAGAATCTCCAAGTAAGGCCCTTCGGAAAAATAAATAATTGCGTTGTAGGGATTTTTTTCTTTGCCGTATTCCACATCAAATCCCATGGCAAGGAACTCCTCAACACCCTGGTGCAGCTCCTTCACCTTATATATAATATGGCTTAATTTCATGATCTCACCCCCATAATGTTATCCTATTCTAACTATAGCACTCCCTCACCTGCTTGACAAGAGCGGCAACCGGGATTTTTAACTAAACCGGCATTCAACAAAGGCAATACCATTATATTGCACTCAAAAAGGATTATATAATACAAATAGTGGTATAATAACGTTGCTGATATAAAGCAAGGCTAAAATAGCAACAAAATTCTTGAAGCATAAAGACATTAAGCCTTACAATAGGATATAATATATTTGATTTTTATATGTTTTTATGCTAATATATTTTATGTTCTTATTATGCGCCCGTAGCTCAGCTGGATAGAGCACTAGACTACGAATCTAGGCGTCGCACGTTCGAATCGTGTCGGGCGCACCAAAACCCCTGTAAGTTCAAGGCTTGCAGGGGTTTGTAATTTCTCGATATTTTGGATTTTCCCACATTATTCCCACACTAGAAAAGACAAAAATAAAAAGGCTATGCAAATAAGTCATTTAATTTATCTACTGCTCTTGTTTTTTCTTCAGGCATTACATGGGTATATATCTTTGCTGTGATAGATATATCACTGTGCCCTAATAGCTCCTGCACTGTTTTTAACGGGACGCCCCTCTCGAAGAGTTTAGTTGCGTATGTATGCCTAATGGCATGAAATTTGCGATATGGGATATTTGCTTTTTTAAGTATCCGTGCATAGCTCCGGAGAAAATTACTGGCATCTATAGGGTTGCCTAACTCGGTTGTAAAGACATAATCAGTTTCATTATAGGATGAGCCGGCATCAGCCTTTTCCTTCTCCTGTTGCCGCTTATGATCTTCTAAAGTGGATAGTATATTTGACGGAATAGGAACTGCTCTCTTACTGGTTGGAGATTTTGGCGTTTGCTCTATTATTTTATGCTTTCTGGATGCATCTGCAGCGATTATGGTCACTTTTTTTAATGACTGCCTTACCTTTAATTCCTTTTTCTTAAAATCAATATCGGACCACTTCAGACCCAGCAGTTCCCCCTGCCTTAGGCCGGTACCGAAATCTAATAAATAAAGGGCCTTCATCCGGTGCCCTTCCAAGGTCACTATAAAGTGTTTTATTTCCTCATCAGAAAAGGTGATAACTTCCGTTTCTTCATTGTCTTCGCTCATTTCTGTGGTGCCTGGTATTACTATTTTCTTGCCGGCACAGGGATTTTTCAGAATATATCCTTCATCTATTGCGTAATTAAAAAATGTCTTGAGCAGCTTATTTAGAGTGTTTATAGAATTGCTGCTTTTGCTGTCGTTTTCATATAGGCTATTATAATAACGTTGCAGCTGTATAGATTTCAGAGTATCTAACTTTAAACCATATATGCTGCTATCCTTAATGTAATTCCTATATATCCCTTCATATTTTTCAAAAGTTGTAGGTTTAATTTCATTAGATACCCTCATAACTTCGAATAACCAGGAATGCATTAGCTTACCCAAAGAAGTATCCTTAAAATCGATATTGAGCCCATTTTTTATGCCATTAAGATAGTTATCTCTTAAACCTTCTGCTTCTGTTTTGCTTTTACCATAGAATTCTTTACGGATTAACTTCCCTTCCGAATCTCGGCCTATAGAAGTTGTTACCCGGTAATATTCGTTGCCGTTTTTAGAATAGTTTGTCTTACGTGCCATATGTACACCTTCTTTTTTGAAAATAAATTTAAAAAGGAATGGAGTCATCATTTATTAAAGTCGTAGATTCAAAGTCGCTTTGTTGCTGCTCGTTTTCAATTTCGTTTTTTTCTTCTGACCAACTTTTTAGGTAGTCATATTTATAAAAAGTTGAGGTACGACCACACACTGTACAGTATCTAGCATTACTTGTTAATTTAACATTGCACCCTGGCTCGACAACATATTCCTCGTTATCAACATCAAAAGCAGTCTTTCCAGAACATTCTTGAATCAAGTAAGCACCGCATATTTTGCAATAAGCTTCAGAACCACTGACATCTTCATTATCACATCTTGGACATATTTTAGCATGCCCATCATCATATAAAGGTACGCCTTCTTTATACTTCATTTTTCCGTCACCTCTAATTAATTTATTGTTTCCACATATTGGACAAAAATTCGTATTGCTATCAGCTATAAATGTATAATTGCATTTCGTACACATTCGGCTATGAATAAAGTTAAAAAACAAAGCTATTACTTTTATATCTTCTGCGCTAAAAAATTGATTAGCTTTCCACTTTTTATAACTATTAAATCTATTAATAGAAGCTTCATTAGATAATTGACAATACGATTGAATATCAGAAGCACTTTTAACTTCAAGGGCATTTAATATTATCGGGGGAGCAAACAGTGAACTGGCAAAATAATTGGCTTCACTCTCTAAAATACCATATTCTTTATCACTTAATTTGCTCCTAAAAATACGGGTTTTATCTGAAAGTTTATGATGTCCAAGCATAACATGTCCTAATTCATGTGCTATTGTCCATCGTATTCTGTTAGATTCATTTATGTTTATATCATTATAATAAATCAAATAAGAATCTTTTTTTACCGAATAATCCGTACAACCGTCTTTACTATCTGCATATCTAATCATTTCCGTAATTGTAAGATTGAATTTCTTCATATGCATGGAATAAGGAATAAGCCTGCATTTTATATTCTTTTTAATATGGCTATTAATTTTTTCTATATCTACAGGAAGAGAAGTAATCTCAGACGCTTTTAACAGATTGTAGACAATCCGCTTAATTAAGCTATACCTTATACTACTCGGAATCTTCATCATCAAAATATTCTTCAAAACTTAACTCAAGTATTTTTATCATTTTCTCTCTTTCCTGCTTAGGCATTTTTTTTCGAGCCCTTTCAATTCTTCGGATATCTTCATCTTCAATGTTTTCTAAGTCTGCTTGTTTAATTAATTCAGTGTTCAATTCAATATTTAGATTATTCAACAGGCTATTATTGCTTTTTTTAAGATAAGGCAATAAGTCTTTAAATTTAACCTGCTTTAATAAATCAGAATTAATTGTTTCTAATAAATTTTTATCTATAAATAAATCTGGATCGCTCTTGTATAATGACACAAAAAAATCATATGCACTGACAGAATTGAACGCAAGCAAAGTATATTTTTCAATTTCTTCTGCAGTCAACCTTTTATCTGCAAACAGTTTATTGTCTAGAAGAATACCTTTTATAGAATCAGGTAAATTGTTGGTTATTTCCATATGACTTGGATTTTTAGTACGTCCTAATAAATAATCTATTGTAACTCCAAAATAATCTGCAACTTTTTGAAGTTTATCTATAGAAGGCGAGTTGGTATTCCATTTATAGATAGCGCCTTTGCCGAAATCCATTTCCTTTTCAAGTTTTGGTATGGTAGTATTATATTTTTTACATAGCTGCTGAATATTTTCTACTAATGACATATAAAGGCCTCCTAAACTTACTAAAAATAGCTGAAAATTTAACATTGTGCTATTGACTAACTGAAAATATTCGGTTATGATAATCTTAATAGCTGAGATATTGGCAAAAAGGGTAACAAAAAATAAAGGTTTAAGCACCTGTTTTAAAATCGTTCCCCAACGATATTATATGGTTTTATTTGCCTTATTTAATATTAGAATATTTTCTAATGCTTGTCAATATTTTAGCTGAAAATTACCAATAGTTGCAAGAAGGGAGGGAATATACATGCAAGCATATTCAGAGTTTGGACTAAAAGCAAGAGGTGCAATGTTGCAAAAAAAGATTACTATGACATCTCTAGCAAAAGAAATGGGTGTCTCCGTTTCGTATTTATCAGAGATTCTTAAAGGTACCAGGAGCGGGACAGAGCAAAAAGAAAAGATTGCTAAAATTTTAGAAATAAATGTAAAAGAGAATTAATGATAAATGTGGCATGGCTAATTAAGATTGTTGATTAAGCAGGTATTCAAAGGAGGGATATAAGTGAACGAATTGACAGTAATTAATCAAAACGGACAGTTATTAATAGACAGCAGAGAAGTTGCAGGGATGACGGAATTTAAACATTATCAGATATTAGAAAAGCTGGAAGGTACCAAAACTGTAAAAGGAATTATACCAACAATGACTGACCATAAAATTATGGTGAGTGATTATTTCATTGAATCTTCCTATAAGGATGCAAGCGGCAAAGAAAATAAATGTTACCTTTTTACTAAAATGGGCTGCGAATTTATAGCAAATAAATTTACAGGCGAAAAGGGAATTTTGTTCACTGCTAAATATGTTAAAAGGTTTAATGAAATGGAACAGGCATTAAGACAACCACCTCATTCGGAAGATAAGGAGAAACTTGCAGAAGCACGTCTTAAGAATGCCAATGCAAAAGGCGCCAATGTTCTTCTTAAAATAGCAAATAGTCAAGACTTAAGTAAGGAATACAGACAGATCCTTTACTCTTATGCAAGTCAGATTATTGCAGGCAAGCCATTATTACCAATGCCGAATGTAATAGAAAAAACGCTATCGGCTGAAGAAGTCGGATTAGAGTTAGGTATAAGTGCTAACATGGTAGGCCGTATTGCAAAGGAGCATAATCTTAAAACTGAACAGTATGGCAAATGGTTTCACGATAAGTCTAAATACAGTAATAAAGAGGTTGAATCCTTCAGATACTACGAATCAGTTATTCCGATTATAAAGGCTATATTAGAAGCTTAAGAGGAGGGAATTGCGTGGATATCACTTCGGAGCAGCTAAAAACTATAGTTTCAGAAGCTATTCGAGAGGCAGCACCGCAACAACCCAAATTAACAATGACAATCCTCGAATGTTCAAAGTATAGCGGTATCGGCAAAGATAAGCTTATGGAACTGGCACATAATCCTAATTCTGGCTTTCCCTGCTTTAAAGTAGGTTCCAAATTTTTAATTAATCGAGATCTCCTAATAGCATGGCTAGATAAGATTACAAAAGAAGGGAGGGTATTGTAGTAATTAATCCTCTAAAAGCTATGAGATAGGAATGAAAATGTGGGGAAAGGCAAAAGCACTACACTTAGACATGTAAAGGAGATGATATAAAAGTGGAGCATAAAGGTATTGAAATTCTGAATGCTGACATTAAGGCATTAGGGATGCCTGTAATGATATATCAAACGTTCGGATGCGTTATATATGCATATCCGGATGCAATAGAGGAAGATGAATTTGATTTTGTGTTTAAATGCCAAGGAAAAACCGTCGGCAGGTTATCTAAATCAGGTGAACTTCTAATCAAGGAATGCCATAAACCTGACAATATGGTTATAAGCTGCAAAAAGTGTTACAGGGTCTGTGAAGAAAATGGTAGGGGGATAAATGCATTTCTATGCTGGGGAGAGTGGATAAATGAAAGACAAGATATTAAAGACTGTTGATAGGCATGATTTATACATAAATGCTTTCTTTAATACTTTAGAAGCTTACGGGAGGGAACCTGACCAAAATATAAAACCGCTTATTAAAAAGTTAATCGTTTATGGAGTAAAGGCAATAAACACTAAAAAGAAGCCGGAATACATAACCGAGGAAGGGGAAACAGCAGACTTTCAGTTTGCAGAAATTATAAAAGACTGTATAGGAGCATTGACGCCAAGGGAATTTATGAATTTGTTCCCTATAGATAAAGATTATGACGGCCACAAATATGGTGCTAAAGATTATTTTTATACCATGGATTATATAAGAGGCCTTGGTATTGATAAGCCTATAGGCGAAGAAGTTACAGATTTTCTATGGGATTATATGAATGCAGAAATACATGAGTTCCTAGCAATTTCATTCAGCTTTGTAAGTAATTTAAGACATTTGACCGGGCAAAAAGGCATAGCCGAAGAGTGGCTTGAGATGAATGGAATAACGACCTATACAATGCACAAGGACAGCCAAGGCAAGGAATATATGATAGATAATCAAACCGGTAAAACAATCAGAATTAAAAAGCCAAGGCCGAGATATCTTAAGGCAAAGAAATAATAAATTTATAATCTCATGAATTACAGAGAGCTATGTTTAAAGCAATAATTTTAAGGTAAAAATGGATGTGTAAAAGCAAATTACATAGTTCTATAAAAAGCTCAAGAGCTAATGGAATATGAAGGTGAAGATACATGAACGTATATAGGTTACTAACAAAGAAAGACCTTGCAGAGCGTTGGAAAGTAACTACTTCAGCTATAGACAACTTTGTAAGGCAAGTTAACACCCTGCCGTAACGTTCCCGGGGATATGAGGTTTCATCCGGATTATATTGCTGAACTTGAGGGAGTAAAGCTTGATAAGTTTTCTCCACTGGAGCGGCGGAATCTCGAAAGACAAATTGAAGAATTAAAAGTAAGAGTTGAGAAAGCTGAAAGCGCTCTCGCAAAGATAAACATGATTAGCCTGGAAGCTTTGTATTTAAGAACTAAAGAAGATTGATGGAAGGAGGTGTGAAAATTGGCATGGTTGTTATTAAAGGCAGCCTCTAGAAAAACCGGCCATCCTGAGCATAGACTACGACAATGGTGCAAACAAAAGAAAATCCGTTTTAATATGGCCGGGAATAGATACATCATAAATGATGAATGGTTGGATGAAGACTTAGAGAAAATGGCATTGGAGAATATAAAACCTCAAAATAACAAAAATGAGTACGGCAAGCTCCGTAAAATTAACGCTTAATGGAGGGAGGAATGGATATTGAATAAATTAATAGTAAAATGCCCTTGTATTGCAGTACAAGAGCATAAATAAAGACCTGAGATTTAATTAAATACTCAATACTAATTTAACATATTTTCCTGGGAGTTTCAATCTCTCCAGGGCATAAATATTGAAAGGTGGTAATAAAATGAAAACTTATAAAAAGCCATTTGATATAAAAGCCTTTGATATAATGGGTGCGCGTGAAAGTCAAGACTTATTTGCGATAATTGATTACAGGCAAGATGCATTTTGCAAAAGTGAAGAATATAAGACCATTGACAATAAAATTCTTGCTCTCAAAGAAGAAATCTTAAAAACAAGTAAAAGCGATATTGAGATTCCTTTAAAAAAGTTATTAGATGAAATAACTAATTTAGAATGTACCTGCTATAATGCGGCTTATAAGGATGGCATGAGTGATTTAATGGTGGCTTTGACTTTAAATAAAATACAAATAACAGAAGCGGAATTTATTCTGTAGCAACAACAATGAAGCGTCATAAGTACATAATGGCTGCAACCTATATGTATATTTATAAGTAAAGTAAATTATTCTATATTTATAAAAAATATATGCAAAATTGGTTGCGGATATGTCTTTATCGGAAGTCTATTGTGATAATTGAGGTACCTTGTTTATAACGAAGTACCTCTCCGTAAAGGCAGGTGATGGATAAAATATTAATGATGGCATATTTTATCCTCTGTTAAAAGTTATGGATTATTACAACTTCATCATATCTATAGAAATCGAAGATATTAAAGGTAAAGTTGGTGAGTGCATGTCAAAACCTCAACTAGAAGATGGATACACAAAAATAGCAAATGAGCTATTAGAACAGATATATAAACTGCCTTTAAACGGTACCCAGTTTCGAATTATTGCAGTTATTATTAGATATACATATGGCTATAGCAGAAAAGAACATGAAATGTCAGAATCCTTTATATCTTCAAATTCAGGCATATATAAAAGGCAAGTTCAAAGGGCACTGAAAGAACTTATTGAGTCTAAAATTATTACTGTTGTAAAGGAAGCATCTTTTAATTCATCGAGGGTTATAGCAATCAATAAAAATTATGCTGAATGGTGTTTGAAAAAACACCAGGTGACAAAAAAGACGTCAGATGACGTAATAGACGCCCAGCCAGGTGACAAAAAAGACGTCTCGCCAGGTGTCCAAAAAGACACCCATATAAAGAAAATATATAAAGAAAATAATAAAGAAAATAATATATTGTCAACGGAGTTGACTCCGTATACGGAAATAATGGACATGTTTAACCGTATATGTACCACCTTGCCTCAGATAAAAGGGATAACAGGTAACAGGAAATCTTCAACACGTAGCCGATGGAAAGAGCATCCGGACATTAATTTCTTTAAGCAATTGTTTGAAACCGTTGACAAGAGCCAGTTCTTAAGCGGTAGAAACGATAAGTGGAAAGGGTGCTGCTTTGATTGGATTATGAAGCCTTCGAATTTACAGAAAATAATTGAGGGTAACTACGATAACAAATCAGATAAAGTAAATGACGTATTCGATTTTGATTTCAAGGGAATAAGGAGATGATTGGATGAACGCAGACAGAATAATGAATCTAGACGCCGAGAGAGCTGTATTAGGAGCAATAGTCTACAACAATGATTTATTATGCGACGCGAATTTAAAACCGGATGATTTTTACAATAAGGAACATGGCACTATATTCAGCCTTATGCAGAAACTTTACAAAGAAAATAAAACAATAGATGTTGTGGTCCTCCTTGAATACCTAAAAGGAACCTCAGCAACGACATATATAAGCGACTTGATGCATTCAAGCGGATACTTAAGCAATATAAAGTCACATGTAGAGATTGTAAAAGAAAAATCTAGGATGCGTAAATTGTGGAATGTACTTTTAAAATCCATGAAAGCAGCTGAGCAGTCAGACGAAAGCACTAAAGATATACTTAAAATTTTGGATGAACTACAGATTGATGAAAACGACACCGAGATACTAAGCGATAAGGACATATTTAATTTAACCGTATCGAGCGTAGAAAGCAATCAAAAGAGGGGTGGTGGTATCTTAGGTATACCTACGGGATTTGCAGACCTAGACGACGCTATAAATGGCTTACAGGATAAAAAATTATATATAGCTGCAGGCCGTCCCGGAATGGGCAAAAGTGCATTTGCAGTAAACGTACAACAGAACATTTCAAATAAGCGCGGTGCATATTTCAGCCTGGAAATGTCAGAAGAGGAACTTGGCATAAGGAGAATAGCGTTAATAAGCAATACTAATGCGACACAGCTTGAACGAGGCAACTTGGATAATGATATGTGGCAGCATGTTATGAAAACAGGACCTATCTTCTACGACGGCAAAGGTCTGACATGTACCAAACAAGGTATGTCAGTAAACGAAATAAAGCAGTTGTGCAAAAAGATAATCCTCCAAGGGGGCTTGGACTACTTGATAATAGACCACATAGGTATACTCGATATGCGGGGAATGGGCAACACAATAAGGGAGCAGGTAACAAATGTGTGCATTGAGCTTAAAAGAATGGCGAAAGAGTTTAATATTCCAGTGGTTGCATTAAGCCAGCTGTCAAGGGAATGTGAAACAAGGCCAAATAAAAGGCCGTTACTTAAAGATTTGAAAGAATCCGGAGGAATAGAAGAAAATGCAGACGTGGTTTTGCTCTTCTACCGGGACGAATATTACAACAAAGATACCGACGATAAAAACGCGATAGAGGTAAATGTCGCAAAGCAAAGAGGGGGCAGAACAGGGACAATAAAATTGCACTGGCAGCCTGAGTATCAGAAGATTGGCAATTTGGAAAGGTGGCGAAGTTAAAACGGATAGATGGGGGCTATATGAACTTTTAAAGAGCAGTAGAGATATAGACGCAGCCATTAAAAAGATTGAGACAATGGACATCATGGAATTAAGGGAGGGTGTAATAGAGTATTTAATATCAAGAGGACATAATGATTGGGAAAGAGAAATTGCGACATGTAAAGAATCAAGGTCATGATCGATATTTTAAATATTCAGTTAGATAAGAAAAAAGGGAAGGGAGAAATAAAAAGATGAATCATTTTGAAATAATGTCTATAGACGCAAATATCAAAATGAATGCAGAAGTAGAGGGAAAGAATAAAGAGGAGCTTAAAGAGATTGTAAAGGAGCTTAAAGAGTGCGGTGTATTACTCTATCAGAGTAGTAAAATTATGCTTGAAAAAGTTTATCAGCAAGATTATGAAGCTATCAATCATATAGGGCAGTCTTCAGAGAATGAGAAGATACCGCTATATATATAAGTGAGTTAATTTCATAATTTCTATCCATTGAAAACAAAGGCTTAGAAAAGGTATAAAAAATAGTTTACCCCGATCCGATAAATAATTTGTGCAAATAATCCACAGAAAGGGGTAAACTCTTGTTACAAATTATAAATCGGCAAAAAACATTATTTACTTTAGAGGAAATTTTAGAAAATCCAGCAAAACTTATCCACATTTTCAGTTTTTGAATTATGAAATATCCTCAAGTGCTAAAGGCGAAATATAATATCCTGTTTCGGTAGAAAAAAATATACCCTTATGTTCTAATGGAGGAAAAATATGATCCATATGGATTGAGGGGGCAAAACAATGGATAAACTCCTAACCAAAAAAGACTTAGCCGAACGATGGCAAGTTTCCACAAAGACAATAGAAAACTGGGTAAAAGAAGGCAAATTAACGCCCTGCCGTAACATTCCCGGGGATATGAGGTTTCATCCGGATTATATTACTGAACTTGAGGGAGTAAAGCTTGATAAGTTTTCTCCACTGGAGCGGCGGAAAATGGAGCGAGAGATTGAGGAATTGAAAGTAAGGCTTGAAAAAGCCGAGGGAGCATTAGCAAAGGTGAGCATGATAAGCACAGAGGCAGTTTACTTTAAGCTAAAAGAAGCTTAGAAAGGAGATGGATATTTGAACGAATTAACAGTTATTAATCACAATGGGCAACTTTTAATAGACAGCAGGGAGGTAGCAAGAATAACGGACAAAGACCATTCAAATCTGATGAGGGACATCAGAGGATATATTGATATACTCGATACCCCGGATTCAAATTTGAAGGCGGCTAATTTCTTCATAGAAAGCACTTATATGGATAGACAAAATCAAGAAAGGCGTTGCTATCTTCTCACCCGCAAAGGCTGTGATATGGTAGCCAACAAAATGACAGGTGAAAAGGGAGGCGAAATGATATAGCCATATCAAGAGAAGACTTAAATGTATTAAAACAAATTTTTGGTGAAGAAGCAAGAAAAGCAGTGGAAGTAATTCTAAAAGCTAAAGAGCAACGAGATAACGAACAAAGAAATTATTTTAAAGATACTGAAAAGTTATTATACAGTTATCCTGTATTGAAGGAAAAGATAGATTTAGATCAGGAACTTTTATTTAATCCTGATGCTGTAATATATCCAAAAGAGAAATCAAAAGATATCATAAGATATTTAAATAGCAGCAATGCATCGGAATTTGATATTGACCAGTACACCGAAAGCGTAAAGTCAACCATGATAAAAACTAGAGCAGAGGTTGTAAGAATTGAAAGGGCGCTCAAATGCATAGAAGATGATAAATATTATAAGATAATTGAATTGAAATATTTTCTTAAAAAAAATAGCCAGGAGCAATATACATATGAAGATATTGCGTTTATATTAGAAAAGGATGAAAGTACAATCAGGAGGAATAAAAACCGTTTGATTACTAAGCTTAAGCTGTATCTGTTCGGTGCAGAGGCCTTGACAAGTTAACAATAAAATGCACGATTTGACGCCGATTCCGCGCCCTGTACAATCCGGTTTATATATAATATAATTACTATAGTGAATTTTTTATAAAAAGCCTAGGTGAAAACTTAGGCTTATTTTAATTAAGAAGGAATTAGCTCAAGGGAAAGATAGTTTAAGAGATACAATTTAATATTCAATATCAACCTCCTCAAAATTGAGGGGGTTGTTTTCATATAAGTAAAGAGTGGTATTGTCTATTTACCACTCTTTTGTAAATTTATTTACAGTAATATTATATTTAGTTAGTATAAGCCTCCCCCTCTTTTAGGGATAATCTCAATCCCTAAATGCTCCTATTAACATACCTGCTTTACAGCAGTGCGGTAATAGTGATTATAGTCTTGGGATAAAGTAAAGCCCATGGATGTGAAAAGCTAGAATTTAATTTCGGAGAATCCAAATCTGGATTATCAAAACTATGAACCTTATGATTGCATAAAGGAGCGCATACTTTATTGGCTTTTGATATGGTCCGCATTAATATTGAAACTCTTCGTATAAGGTTTATAAGCAAGATAAAGCAGAAAATGTATAAAGCGAAGCTCAATTAAGGGCTCTTTTTTCGCATATAAATAAAAGCTTAAGGAAGTCTAAAAAAGGCTGCCTATTATTTTAACAGGAGGGGTAAAATGAATAGTTCAATAAAACAAGATTTAGTATATGCCCAAGGTTATAACGATGGATACAGAGAGGGGTTCAATGCGGCATTGGCTATATTTAACAAACAATTGATGGCAGCCGAACAACAAAAGCATGTACAGATTTTAATAAAAACATCAAATGAGGATTTGCCATTTATAAGGGAGGTGTGAAAACAATGCCAGCAGGCAGACCAAGAAAATATAAAACAGCAAAGGCAATAGAAAAAGCAATAGAATATTATTTTGACAGTATAACCAAAACAGAATTAGCTTTTGAGAATATCCTTACAGGCTACGAAGATGAAGAAAAAACAAAGCCTATATATAACAAAATACCTTTGCTTAATAATGCCGGCGAACAGATAAAAACAACTATTTATTTTGAAAATCCCTCCATATTAGGAATGTGCGCGCATATGGGAATAGACAGAGCTACACTGCTAAGGTATGAGCAGGAGCAAGAATATTGCAACACAATAAAAAAAGCCAAAGAAAAAATAGAGAAATACCTCGAAGAAAAGCTATATAGGCACGAGCAGGTAACGGGCATTATATTTAATCTTAAGAATAACTTTGGATGGAAAGATAAGACGGAAGTGGAACAAAATATATCTGGAGACATAAACGTAAACATAAAAGTAGTAGAGTAGATTGCGCAAAAGGATTGTTTAGTGCAAAGTATAAAGGGTTGATGTTATGGACTTAAACCTAGAGATTACAAAGCCTCAGGAGGCATTTATAAACGCAAAAGAGGACGAGGTATTGTACGGAGGTGCAGCAGGTGGGGGTAAAAGCTACGGGCAGCTTATAGATGCTCTATTATATGCCCTTAAATATAAAAGCAGCAGACAACTAATATTAAGGCGTACATTCCCTGAGCTTGATAGGTCGCTTATTATTACCAGTTTAGACTTATACCCTCAAAGCGTGGCTAAATATAATCAGTCTAAGCATATATGGCAGTTTAACAATAAGTCCATTATAGAGTTTGGCTACTGTGACAATGAGGCCGATGTAACAAAATATCAATCAGCAGAGTATGACGTAATCAGATTCGATGAGCTTACTCATTTTACCGAGTATCAATATACCTATTTATTGTCCCGCCTTAGAGGGGCAAACAATAACCCTAAGCAGGTCAAGAGCACAACCAACCCGGGCGGAGTAGGGCATGTATGGGTTAAGGGAAGGTTTATTGATAACCACATACCAAAGCAGACATTTAAGATAGGCAACAATACAGGGGTGTTTATTCCTGCAAAGGTGCAGGATAATAAGTTTTTAATGGAGGCAGACCCAGAGTATATTAAAAGATTGGAGCAATTGCCGGAGGCAGATAAAAAGGCATTATTAGAGGGCAATTGGGATATATTCGAGGGGATATATTTTACAGAGTACAACCGAGATATCCATGTAATAGAGCCTTTTATTATACCTGACCATTGGCATAGGTTTACTGCAAAGGACTATGGATTAGACATGCTTGCACAGCTATGGTTTACCATAGACACCTACAACAATGTATATGCCTATAAAGAGCTGCATGAGAGCGATTTAATCGTCTCAGAGGCCGCTAGACGCATTAAAGAGGTAAACGGGGATGATAAGATACTTGCTAAGTATGCTCCGCCTGATTTGGATAATAGGCAAAAAGATACAGGCAAAAGCATCTTCGATATATTTCGGGAGCATGGAGAGTATTTGATTAAAGCAGACAATAGGCGCGTAGATGGCTGGATGGCAGTTAAAGAGTGGATTAAGCCATATGAGACAAGAGACATAGTGACAGGACAGCCAGTCATAACAAGCCGGCTAAAGATATTCAGCAATTGCGTAAACCTTACCCGCTGTCTTCCCCAGGTGCAGCGGGACGAAAAGAACCCCAATGATGTAGCCACAGAGCCGCACGAGCTTACGCATATAGTAGATGCTTTAAGATACTTCTGTATTATGCGTCAAAGGCCATCAGCAGAGCCTAAAAAGCTGCAGGATGATTTCTTCAACCGGGGTGACAGGCGAGATGTAAATATTACGGGTGGTGAGCCAGATATGTCTTACATCAATTACGGTGCATAATATACAGTTTATAGGCTGTATAAATATAAAATAAAACGTATAAAACCTGTATAAAAAAGTTATAAAAACATAAAAAGTATCAAAAATTACGTAGGTTATACTTTTAAAAAGCCTAAAATAGATAAAATTGGGCTTATTTTTATGCAAAGATTTCATAAAAGAGATATTTAACGAAGAGTATTAAAGGGATTAGGTACGAAAGAACTAACAGGTATTTTAGGAGCAATTATGAAATTCCAATCAGACATAAATATTCTTGATGAAAGGTTGCGGTTTTTTATGGCCAAACTTCCTCAAGAAGACCATCTTCAAAGACAAGAAGAAATGTATCCAAACAGGGCCTTTTAAATAGGGCCCCTTTAATTTTACATAAAAGAAAGACTAACTATTAAAAGTCAAGCCCGTAAATGAGGAGGAATGCAAAAAACAGATGCTTCAAAAAAGGTATAGCAAAGCAGACGTCTGCTAAGACGCCACTCAAGCTATCGTGAGAAAATCAGGCTGCCGGACGATAAGGTTTTCCGGATTTCTCCAAGGCATAGATGAGCCGTACCAGTTTCTTGGCAGTGTGGGAAATAGCAACATTGTAGTGCTTGCCTTCTGAGCGTTTTTTTGCAAGATAGGCAGAAAAGGTTGTATCCCAATGGCAAACGTATTTGGTGGCGTTAAAGATGGCAAACCGCAGATACCTGGAACCGCGCTTCTCCATATGGGCATAGCAGTTGGTAAGCTGTCCGGATTGGTATGTAGAGGGTGAAAGACCGGCGTAAGCCAGGATTTTGTCCGGAGAATCAAACCGTGAGAAGTCTCCTACTTCGGCCAGAATCATAGCCCCCATTCTAGTGCTGATGCCCGGAATCGTGGTAATAGGCGAATCAAGCTCGTCCATAATGCGTTGGATGGCGGACTCGATTTCTTCAATCTCAGCATCCAATTCACGGATGAGGCGAATCGTATGTCGGAGTTCCAAAGACTTTGCCGGCATCACGGAACCGATGGAGACTTTTGCGGCCTCCCGGATAGATAAGGCAGTATCCCGGCTGTAACGGCCTTTTGAAGCGTCATGGAGAACGGATTTCAAATGTGTCAGATGCGCCTGAGCAATCTGCTTTGCTCCGGGAAACTCGTCGAGCAGCGCATAAACAGAGGTCATATGGAGCGTTGTTACCAGCTTCTCCAACTCTGGGAACAGGATACACACCAATCTGGAAATAGATTGCTTGAGTTTGGCCCGCTCACGAACCTTGTCAAAACGGTATCTTGTGAGTGACTTTAGTTCCTCGTTGTGATAAACTGTGTCTGTGTAGGGCTTGAGGCCCACATCAGACATGAGCATAGCTGCAATCGTTCGAGCATCGACACGGTCGGTCTTTGTCTTTCTGAGGCTGAGACTTTTCCGATACAAGTTGGTGTGCAAGGGATTTAGGACATAGGTGGGAAGACCGTTGTCAAGAAGAAACCCGAGAATGTTGTAGCTGTAGTGTCCGGTTGCCTCAAGTCCTACTTTTATTTTGTCTTGAGTTGTGGAGCAAGCCTGAATCTTTTGTATCAGGCAGTGGAAACCCTCCATATTGTTGGGAATGGTAAAAACATCCTCTAGGACTTCACCTTCCGAGTTGATGATGAAGCAGTCGTGCTTGTCCTTAGCGACATCAATTCCAACACAAATCATAGTAAAAACCTCCGACGGTATATATTCGATGCTGCTTTGTCCACAGAACACTTTGCTCTTGTAACCTTGTTCTAAATAAACCGTCTGGCGGTATCTAACTGATTAACAATACTGCAAAGGGCTGTGGTTGGAGCCTTTCTTGAACCATCTTGTGGTAGGAGGAAAATACCAATCCACAGCATCCCTTACAGTGTATCACATTGCCCTTGGAGAGGGGCTCTAATAACTACTACTCTATAATACAAGGAGGAAACACTATGGCAACATATACAAGCGAACAATATTTAAAAGCAAAGGACTCGCTAAGAGATAGTAAGGGCAATTTACCGTCAGGTTGGGGCCTTGCCGTCGATAAGATATTGGCAGACCCAACATATAAGGCTCCTTCATCCGGGAGCGATTCAAGCAAAATAACATATGGTTCCGGTGGGAATTACACTGTAGATTCCGGTAAAAGTAAAACCACCAAGGACAGCAAAGGCAGCACAATAAGCAGTGAAGTAGCACAGGGCAGAGTAATCTTGACTGACGGTAACGGGAATACGACCAATCTTCCCGCGAGCGATTCATCAGGGATAAATAACCTTATATCAAAAGGCTGGAAAGTGTCAAGCCAATACGGTGTATATATGGACGGCAGCACAACAAACGGCGGCGGTTCATCCGGTGGAGGATATAGCAGTTCACAAGGCTCAATATTAACCCCTAATGTATCGGGAACTACTTCTTATGATAACTATATTCAACAGCTTAAAGACGCTCAAATAAAGGCAGGAATAGCCGCACTGGACAAAAGCAGGTCTAATGCCCTTGCAAATATATCGTCACAAAGGGCAGACGTGGCACCGAGGTATTACGATTCAAGGAACCAACTATCTACACAATCACAACTTTCCGCTAAAAACTTTGCTGAATATATGGCGCAGAGAGGCACAAGCGCAGGAGCAGGAGCACAGGCAAGCTTATTAAACAATCTAGGCTTGCAGAACAGCATGACAGACTTACAAAATGCACAGAACAGAGAATATGCTGACTTAGATACTCAAAAGACGTTAGCAAACAATGCCTATCAATATGACGTAGCAGCTGTAAAGTCAGGAGCAGAGGCCCAGGCAATGGAACAAATGATTGCGGCACAGCAGCAGGCAGCAGCACAGGCATTGGAGCAGCAGAGGTATCAACAGCAGTTAGCATTATCACAAAGGCAGTGGGAAGCACAGCAACAGCAGCAGTCTCTTGAAAATCAATTCAAACAGACACAGTGGGAAAACACTCTTGCACAACAGGAGTTTTCCAACTACATGGCACAACAAGAATTGGAGTTAGCAAGGCAGAAGGCAGCGAATACAAGCAGTGGCAGCTCACAAAAGCAAACGACACCGCAACAGATGTTAGATTATTATGAGCAGTTATGGAAATTAACCGGAACCGTTCCAACTACAACGGTTAATCAATTTGTTCCTGGAGGGGAGAGAATGGGAATAGCTGGTGCGCCGCAGGCAAGGTATTCAGATAGCGTTCAGCAGGTGCAGCAGAGTTTAATTCCGGGAGTAACCCCAGGGAGTCCATACCCGTTAAGTGAGTCAATACGTAATAGTAATTATAATGCTGCTTTGAACAAAGCAATGGAAATGATGAGTGTTGGTACCAATCCGGAAATGGTAAAAGCGTATGTATCAGGCTCCAATATATCCAGTCAAGAGGCGGCAAATATACTTAACATTTTAGGTATCCCAAGGTAAAGGAGTGGTATAAATGCCTTATACAGCAGAAGACATTGAAAGAATGAGAAAAGGCATGCAGTTTTCGAGCACACAAACAAGCGGTAAGTATACTGCTGATGATATTGAGTTGTTACGAAAAGGGCAGAAGCTGCCTACTCCACAGGCACAAGTCGCCCAAAACGTTCCTATGCCGCAAGTACAGGAGTCTCCTAAAATACCGGTGCCGACATCTGCAAATGTTAATCAAAATAACGTTAACCCTTTAGGAGCAGGTTTTATGAAGGGTGTGGTTGAATCTAATAAAGGGTTGTTAAGCATACCAAAGTTGGCTTATAAAGGCGTTTCCACGTTAACCGATTTAGTAACGCCTGATAGTTGGTATAAGCCTGAGAATGATTTGTTATTAAAGGCTCTTGATAAAGGCGTTAAATATTATGATACAGCTTCACAGGAGTATGATAAACAGATGCAAGGGGCAGGTATAGGCGAAAATGCGGCTTATAATGTTGCCTCAATGGTACCGCAGGCAATTACTGCAGCAGTTACAAGTAAAATACCATTGCCTAAATTTGGAACTGTAGGCGGTTTAGTTAGCAATGTTACACAACCAGTAACGCAGGCTGTAACAAATATATTGCCTAAAACATTGAACCCAGTAGCAAGAAATTTGCTTCCTGTAATGGCTAAAGAGGGCGTAGAAAACACTTTGGTAGGTGCGGGAATTGACTTAGCCGCAGAAAGAAGCCCATCGGAAATGGCTAGGAATGCACTAGGGAATTTTGGATTTGGGGCCGGATTTGCAGGGCTGCTTAATCTCCCGGGAGCAATAAAGTCCGCAAAGGCTCTCCCTATTCCTGAAATATCTACTTCTAAAAAAGATATTCCGGATTTAATCCCTAAGACAACACCGGACGCTTCACAGCGAATACCTATGCCAGATACACCTGGAACGAAGATAGATGCTCCAGAAATAAAGAATTCAGTAATGGCAGAAAATACGGGCATGCCAGGAAGCATACCTTCAAAAAATGCTTTTTCATTTGAGAAAAGTTTCCCTATGGGTACAGAGGTTCAGTATACTGACCCGTTATCTTTTAAAAATAAAAAAATAACAGGTAAGGTAATAGGCTATAAAACCAATCCTATTACTGGAGATTTATTTGCAGAGATAGATACAGGGCTGCCTACTGCTAATGGGAAAGGTAACTATATAGGATATGCTGGATTAGTAAACGACATAGAGGTTTTAAATAATCCACTATCAAAAGTCTCAAATAATACTCCAATAATTACAGAAGGCATAAATATGCCAAGGAAAACCTCATCTTCTATGGATATGCCCAATGTAAAGGTTTTAGAAATTGATAGCGACGCCCCTATTCATGACAAGGCAAATAAGGAACGCGGTTTTTCAAAGAATGTAAGGACCGACTTGAACATGGAAGATGAGATAAGAAAGAACTTTGATAGTGATCCTCTTTTTTATGAACAACTTGCAAACGAAACTACCCTTGATAAAGCACAGGTCATCTTTAACAGAGGCTATGATTTTGCAAGAAGTTACTGGATGGACACATCAAGAAAGTTTGACCCTTCCGACGTGCCACTGTCCCGGATGATAGCGAACGAAGCCATAAGACAAGGTGATACTGCTTTTGCAAGGGATGTTATCACAACTACAGCCGAAAGACTAACACAGGCAGGGCAGTTTTCACAGGCCGCAAAGATATTAAGGGATAGTGACCCAGGGACATTCGATATATTCCTGCAGAAACAGATTAACAAACTCAACATTGAAGGTGCGAAGCAGTACGGCAAGAAGTGGAACAATATACAGTTGACTGATGGAGAATTAAACCTTATAAGTGGCATGGCAAACCTTGATGATGCAGGCAAAGAAAAGATGATGGAAAGTATTTACGATAGGATAAATAAACAAATACCATCGACTATTACAGAAAAAGTAGACGCATGGCGAAGAATGGCTATGTTGCTCAATCCAAGAACGCATTTAAAAAATGTAACTGGCAATATAATAATGATGGCCATGCGAAAAGCTTCTGACACCGGAGCCGCAGCGCTCGAAAAGCTTGCCGGGCTAAAACCTGGAGAAAGAACAAAATCTTTCTTATGGAGCAGAAATAAAAATATAGTTGATATGGTTAATGCTGATTGGAATGCAAGTAAAGCCGATTTATTGGGTGAAGGGCGATATGACATAGGCAGTCTTAATTTTATGAACAAGAATAAACCTATATTTAACAAAGGGTTTGCTACTAAAATTGCAGAAAAGGTATTAGGAAAAGAGTTTGATAAAGGGATACTTGAAGCTGTAAACCAATTCAGTAAAGATGCTTTAAATGCTGGTGATGTACCTTTTTTAGAAAGAGCTTACAAAGATTCTCTAGGTCAATATATGCAAGCAAATAAACTAACGCAAGTAACGAATCAGGCAAAAGAATATGCTACACGCAGAGCCTATGAAGCAACATTTAAACAAGTCAATATACTAAATGATTTTATAAATAAAGCCAAGAAGCTAAAAGGAATTGGACTACTTGTCGAAGCTGTATTCCCGTTTAGTAAAACACCAACCAATATAACAATGAGGGCTATAGAATATTCGCCAGTAGGTTTAATAAAGGCACTTTATAGCAAAGCAGCTGGAAAAACTACTGCTGATGTAATCGAAGATTTAGCAAAAGGTATGACAGGAACTGCTGTGGCTGCTCTTGGATTTCTATTAGCTTCTCTTGGATGGGCTAGAAGTGGAAGAAGTAATAGTAAAAACGCAGAGGCAATATTAAGCCAAGCAGGAGAACAGCCTTATAGTATAATCACCCCACATGGGAGCTATACTTTTGATTGGGCGCAGCCTACAGCTTCTACATTTGCATTGGGAGTAACTTTCTTTGAAGAATTAGACAAATATGATGAAATAAATATAGAAAGTATTACTAACGCAATAGCTGCAGGCGGAGATACAATATTCAATATGTCAATGCTACAAAATATTAAAGAATTACTTGGTGGCGGTTATGGGAGCCCTACAGAAAAAATAATGGGACTGCCGGTGACATATATTGAACAAACCTTTCCTGCTATCTTAGGGCAGACAGCCAGGACTGTAGACGATACAAGAAGAAGCACATATGACCCTGATCCTTTAAAAGCATTTACTAATGAATTAAAAGCTAAAACTCCTGGATTATCAAAAACCCTTGAGCCTAGACTTGATATATTTGGCAATGAGCAAAGGCAAGGAGGGGCATTTCAACAGTTTGTAAATCCTGGGTACTATAAAGAAAAATCTACGGATATAGTTACAAATGAGCTTGCTAGGATCTATAAAAGCACAAAGGAAACAAGTTTATTACCTAAATTGGCACCTTATAAGTTTACTTCCGGAGGCAAAGAGATTAAATTAACTGCTCAAGAAGTTACGCAATTTCAAAGGACCATGGGGCAAAAAAACTATACAGAAATAAACAGGCTTATTAATTCAGGACAGTATAAATACATGAACGACAGCGACAAAGCAAAAGTATTAAGAAAGATAGTGGATAGCAATTACGATTATGCAAAGCAGGAAGTATTACAACAAAAGAATATATTGCCAAAATTGTCAATACAAAGGTAAAATAAGGTTAGATTACATCCGTCAAATGTAATCTAACTATTTTATTCATAGGAGATTATCAAATATGGGTGATATATTCTCTGTATTAGTTGGTTCTGCTGCGGTATTTATTGGTCTGATAATATTAATGAATATATGGTTGCCGATTATAGATAGGTTGAGAAAAAAAGAAGAAATCAAGATAAACCGCATCACCTATATTATTATTGGGGTAGTTTCAATTGTATTCTACGTTATCTATGAGGTATATGAGGCTAGAAAGATTTATGAACCACAACCATTGGATACAATCACATATTCAGGTCCATTAAGTATTATTTTTTCAGTTATATATGTTTTTATAATAGGCTTTGTCTTAACATATATAGTAACCTTGTTCATATTATTTGTTTTTAAAAAAGGTGATAAACATAAAAGTCATATTCACCTTATTTCCCTTTTCGTGGCAATGTTGGCAGTGTTTTGTTATTTTGGCGGAAACAAAAAAATAGATAGTTGGTTCGCCAGAGATAAGTATATAACCACATATAATGTAAATGTTTCGTCGGAAGAGTTCGAAGATAAAGTTTACAAATTAAAAGCTGACATAAGGGTTAATAACGGCAATGTATTTTCATTGGGTGAAAAAGATGTAAGCATTTTAAAAGTTTATTTATCAAATGGCGAGCATTTAATTCCTCAAGACCAAGATAATTACGATTTTATTGGGGATAAAAGCATTAGAATAAAAGACCAATACGGTAAGCGATGGCAGGTAGAAATACCGTAAAGTTTTAAAAATAACAATTAGAGACTTGGTTGATTTTATATATAATATACCAGAGATTAGTGGGCTAATTCAAATAATACCAGGTATAATAGGAATATTAGCAACATTGTCTGGAGCGTATTATTCAATAATGTTTATAATATTTAGCCATCATTATTATTACTACGAAAAGACAGTACAAAACAGCAGAATATAAATTAAAGAACAAAGCCTTGGATGAATGGTCCGGGCTTTTTATATATTCTCAAAGGAGCTAAAGGCTCTTTTTTTATACTCGGAATAAGGAACATAAGGCATCATAAATGGCCAATTACGTCATAAAAAATTATAGAAAGGCACCTGATAATCTATTTAAAGCAAAAAGGCGGATATCAAATATACCACCCATTAAAAAAGATATAACCTTACTATTAGATTTTAACATATAAAACGGAGGGTATATATGACAAATGAAGATTTAATAAATGAATATAGAAGAGGGAATAGAGATGCATTAAATACACTTATAGAGAACAATATGGGCTTAGTTAAAATGGCTGCCAATAGATATCTTTTTAATGGAAAATATGAATTTGACGACTTGGTTCAAGAGGGATGTATAGGGTTGATGAAGGCGGTTGATAAGTTTAATCCGGATTTAGATAATCCAGCATCATTCAGTACATATGCTGTTTATTGGATTAATTCTAAACTAAGCCGGTATACCAAAAAAAACAATTATGATGCCACCTCTCTGTCTGTACCTATCAATGATGAAGAAGACGGGACGCTAATGGACCTTATACCGGATAACAGCCCCGGACCGGAAGAAATAGAAGAGGAAAAGGATTTTAAAAGGCATTTATGCCGTAGAGTATCGGACGCTATAGATAAAACCCTTACCCTAAGAGAGAGGGAGATCGTAAAGATGCGATATGGATTAAATGGTCCCTGTACAACACCTGAAAAAATAGGTGAAATATTTAATTGCCCAAAAGAAAACATCAAGCATCAGGAAAACCGTTCTCTTCGCAAATTAAGGAGCTGCTCTATTATATTGGTATTACGAAAAGAATTACATTTAGATAGTTCTATGAGGGATATCCCTAGAGGAGACTTTAATACAGAAAAATCAGCGATATATGAAGTCAGTAGATATGAGAAATTAACGAAAAATACATCATTCAAACCTATTGACAATAATCCTTTTGATAAGTGGTATGCGAACCTACATAAGCAGAGAGCATCCTTAAGTAGGGAACTTGATAAGATAACGGGGAATAATTTTCTATCTTCTTATAACTTCTATGGAAGCCGCTTGAATTATGATAAAACAATAGAAAAACAGGTGCAGATTCAGAAGCAGATAAACAATATAGATAAGACAATAGATGCAGTTAAATTCTTTACAGATCAATTAATGATTTATGACTTTGATATATGGGAAATTTTTAAGGGCAGGATTAATTGTGATAAAGAACAGGATAAGCATTGGCGTAAAGTATGTGGCAAAGAGAATTATAGTGACCAGGTAAATAGAGCAATTGAGTATATAAGGAAAGGCCTTGAGATTAATGATATGCAGTATGACTTTTAACCATGCCGTCTGGACTTGTAGGCGGGTTATATTGAAATTCTTAACAAGCAATTGGTAGTGGTCGACTATTTCATTAAAAGTGAGCACTGAAAAAGCAAAGGGAATTACATTGATTTTAACTGACAACAAAATTGTGGTGAGTGATTATTTCATTGAATCTTCTTATAAAGATACAAATGGCAAGGAAAATAAATACTATCTTAAACTTAAAGATTTCCTGGATGATGGAGAAATTAATCAAAGTCAGTAATTAATTTGTGTAAAAATGGCTATAACTCATAGCAGATAATAGGACAAGCATAGGACTTGCAGGATAACACCTGCCCTCTTGTGCAATATGAGGATAAGCCATGTCGTGAGACACGCCAATGTCCTCCTTGGGAGTTGAAGCATGGCCGGGTATGTTCCGGCCGGCTCCCTTTATTAAATAAAATTAATCCACAAGGAGGATTTTAATGTGAGTAGCATTGTATTAAATGACATATATGGTGTGACAGAAAGAAAAGGAATACCTGTAGTGAGCAGCAGAAAAGTTGCTGAGGTGTTTGAAAAAGAACATAAAAATGTTCTTAGAGCCATAAATGATAAAATTGAAAGTGCAAAAGATGATGAATTGGTGGCTCAATTTTGCGCTGCCAATTTCATTGAAAGCGGTTACAAGGATAGGGGCAAAAGATATCCCGAAAGCCTTTTGACAAGGGATGGCTTCACTTTCATATCAATGGGCTTTACAGGTACAAAGGCTGACCGATTTAAAATAGCCTATATAAATCGGTTTAATGAAATGGAATCATTTATCAGAAACTTATTTGAAGTAAAAGCCGAGTTCCCGGAATTCACCGATGCAGTAATGCAGTTGCACGAAGAACCTAAAAATTATCATTTCTCAAATGAAGTTGATATGATAAATAAAATTGTATTGGGCATGTCGGCAAAGAAATTCAAGGAATTAAACAGTCTTGGTGATGTAAAATCTATACGGCCTTATCTAAATAACCAACAGATTGAATGTATAAAAGCCTTACAGAGAATAGATATAGGCTTATGTGTAGCAATTAAAGACTTCCACGAGAGAAAAAGAATCTTACATGAATATTTTAATAATATAGTGCTTAAGAGAATAGCATAGCAATTCCTATACTCCCTTTTCTTATAGAAGCCCCTACTTAATTTGTGGGGGCTCGTTATTGTTTAAACTTGTCCATAACTGGATATAATCTTAATACTTCTTTTTTTCATTACATAACCCCATTATAAAAGTGTCTGCTTTGCTCTGCAGACACTTTTATTTTTTATTTATTCAAATTTATCCATGTATTTACGCGCAAAATCACTATATTCAGCACTAAAAGCATAATGTCTATAAGTCTCTTCCGCTATATCCTGGAATTTGCTAACTTTATCAGAATTATTTGTTATTTTAATAGCATCATGCATTGTTTTATAAATTAACTTTTGGCTTCATCGTGAGGAATTGTTTCATGGCAATGTTACATTTTATTAGAAATATCGAAAAATTTAAGTTATTTTCCTTTTATGTAATCTAAAACAGCCGCTATATCTCTTTGAGAATAATATCCTGGCTTAGTATTTGGTTCAAACACACCATCATATATTGCTTCCTCAAAATATAATCTTGCTTCTTCATACCCAGGTATATGAATTCTTTTAATTATTTCAAGCACTTCTTCATTATTATCAAAATTTCCTTCACTTATATATGATAATAAATCTATTAATCCATCTAGACCCGAAAAATCTTCCAAATCGGTATCAGCAACTATTGCTTTATATTTCTTATAAACTAAATCTTGATTATAAAGGCATTTTCCTCTATGAACAATTCTAATACTTTTATTTCTATAATTACCGTTTTGGTCTTTTACTTCCAGCCATTCAACCCATCCATCTTTAATATTTTCAATTTTTTTCCCGCAATTGTCACAAATCCAAAATTTTGTTTCATTTTGTTTCATAACTTTAATTCCTCCCATAATTTACATTAAAGGGCCTAGAGCCTTCTATGGGATGTTATTTTGGCTCATATCCCTTATTCTGTTGCAAAATTGTCGATAAAATCTTCTAAAGTAGGTAGATTATTTAAGTCAAAACTTATAACGTGCTTGACTGGATAATATCCCCGGATAGGTTCCGCATTATGAAACCTTTCGTCCTCGCTTAGTGGTTTTTCATTAAAACCCTCATAGACTTCATAAGTGTTCTTATCTAAATCTATTACATAAACCCAGTCACATAATGAATTGCTCGCAAAGCTTAAACTATTTTCTAGTATTAAGTCTTTCTCTGTGTTTTGAATTATAGAAAGAATTCCCGAACCGGTATTATCACTATTCTCAGGAAACAGCCTTTCATGTCTTTCTGCTACTACGGAATCTATGTTTTTAATGTCATCGGCTCCGCATTCTTTCCATTGTTGAGTTAATTCTTCGCTTGTGCCGAATCTTATTTTTTCAGCAAGATTCTTTTCAAATAAATCTCTGTCAATATGTTTTGTCAAAAACTCTAATATGCTTACACCCTGGCCTTCTGGATTTCCGTCCCATTGGCCGTATTGGGCAACTTTGTACTGATTGTCCTTGACTACACATATCAAATACCTTGTTCCCACTTAAATATCTCCCTTCATTTCCTTCGAATCCTTTATAGCCTTTCTTTTCATATCTCTATACCAGTCTGCCCGGTCTTTATAACCTAATTTTTTTATAGCTATATCAAGTTTTTCAAGTTCCTCTGCTGTTTCCCGAACTTGAAATCTGCTGTTGTCTACCATACATGTACCTCCTTAACTGTATATACTCTGTACTTTATTTTTTATTTATTTTAATGTTATCACGCATGGAGTACAATTGCAATGCTTAAAATAAATACCAAAATTTCCTAGTTATATATAAATGGAGTGCTTAAGGTGTTTGAGTTAAAATATGAATTTACATGTAATTAGTTTTATAAAAGGAATTTATAAAAACATATAGAATACCATGAGATATGATGTTCCAATAAGTTGTTAGGGGAAGGACACCGAATGAAGAAGATTATAAGCATATTATTACTCACATTTATTATCTTTGTTTCAGGATGCGAGAGCAGTAATACGGGCGATAATAAACAATTGGCAGAGCCGACATCAAGCCCAGCAGCTGCTACTGTATCCGGAGAACTTAAAGTTCACTTTATTGATGTTGGACAGGCTGATAGCATCCTGGTTCGGAATGGCTCCAGCACTATGCTTATTGATGCCGGCAATAATGAGGACAGCAATTTGGTTGTAAACTACATAAGGCAGCAAGGAATAAGTAAAATAGATTATCTCATAGGCACTCATCCCCATGAAGACCACATCGGCGGCCTTGATGCAGTTATAAATAACTTTGATATCGGGACCATATATATGCCGAAAAAAACATCCAATACTCAAACATTCGAGGACGTTGTGACAGCTATAAGAAATAAGGACATGCAAATTACAACCCCAGTACCTGGCGACTCCTTTAAATTAGCGGAGGCGGATTGCACAATATTCGCCCCAAATGGCAGTGATTATGAGGATGTAAACGATTATTCAATTGTACTGAGGCTTGATTATGATGATACGTCATTTTTGTTTACAGGCGACGCAGAGGCCATATCTGAAAGTGAGATGATTAATAAAGGGTATAACCTCGATGTTGATGTGTTAAAGGTAGGCCATCATGGTAGTGATTCCTCAACCTCTGAAGCTTTTTTAAAAGAGGTTAGTCCTGAATATGCAGTAATAAGCGTAGGACAAGGTAATACATATGGGCATCCTACAAATGAGGTATTAACCAGATTTAAAAATGCAGGGGCACAGATATACAGGACAGATAAGTCCGGAACTATTATTGTTACTACAGACGGAGACGATATTAACTTTAATAAGGCAACATCAAACATTGTACCAACATTGGAACCGGAGCAATCAGGGAATAGTAGAATAGTATATTATACTCCTGGCGGAAAATCATATCATTATGATAAAGATTGCTCTACCTTGTCCAGAAGCAAAGATATAAGAGAGTATTATTTACAAGATGTTATAAACTTAGGAAAATCAGACCCATGTGATAGATGCGTACGTTAGGGAGGCATGTCATGAAAGTCATAATTGATAGGTTTGAAGGAAATTATGCTATAGTAGAAATGCCGGGCAGAAAGATGGTCGATATTGAGATAAGTAAAATCCCTGCAGGAGTCAAAGCGGAGGATGTAATAAACATAGCTGATGATAAAATCTCTATTGATGCAACAGAGACGTCAAAGAGGAAAAAGAGAATAGAAGAACTTACAAAGGACCTATGGAAATAAAATATAAGGTTTTTGATTTTAAATATATAGGCTTTGCACAATATATGCAAAGCCTCAGTTTATTTTTATGTTTAAACTTGTCCCGAGGTGTGCATAATCATAATGCTTGATTTTTATACAATATCTCCATTTAAAAGGTTTCGGTGTAATGCCGGGGCTTTTTTATTTTGAAGGAATTAACTGCCTTATATAGAATACTGCAATGTAATCTGTTAAATAACAAATGAACGGGAGGAAAATAGATATGAAGGTTAAAAGAGTGATACAGCAAGCTTTATTAGTATGCTTGATGTTAATTGGAATGTGTTTATTTACGGCAAACGCATTTGCAGCAACAATAGGGCAACAATTAACATCTCCAGAAGCTGGATGGAGAAGATATGATGATACAGATAGCAGAATACAATATATAGGAACTGGATGGACCCTTGGTTCTAATTCTAATTGATATAATGGAACAGCTTCTTATCTTCCATCTGAAGCAACCGTTGAACAAGTTAATAATGCTAAGGTTAAGTTTGAATTTTATGGCAGTAAAGTTAGATTTATAGTAACTGTAAAATAAGAAAGTGTATATAAAAAAAGCAAAAACTATAGTAAAATATAGTTTCTGCCTTCATTTGCAGGATTCCTGAACCCCCGGGCTCCAGGGGAGATAATCTTCAAGGAATTCCGGATATTGTCCGAATATTACACCCGGCAGCTCACTGAAAATATAATGAAGATATTTATACGGATTTAAGCCATTAGCTTTAGCACTTTCAACTATACTGTAAACAGCAGCACTTGCTGCGGCTCCATTTGGACTTCCGCTGAATAACCAATTTTTACGACCAACTGTAAAAGGACGTATACTGTTTTCGGCAAGATTGTTTGAAATGGAACAGTTGCCATCAAGCAAATAATTCAT